TCTTCAAGTGAAACTTTTAGAACCTGAGTTGTAGAATCAAATGACCGAACTGTTCCTGTGTGTGAAGTTAGTGCAGCACCAACAACAAAGGTTCCAGTTATATCTTTGATAACAAAATTTGCGCGGGGTTCTAGTGTGGGTGCTTCAGAATAATCGAAACCAGAATTAGTAATAGCGACAGAAGAGATTCGCCCAATGTCTGTGGTTGTTGCAAGAGCTTTCACACCCGTACCATATTGACTTCTAACTGTAGCAGTGGGTAACAATGCATAACCTTTGCCCGGTTCAGTTATGGTTATCTTTGTGATATCTCCATCACCAGACTCTAGAATAATCCCCTCATTGTCATAACGGTTTGTATCAACTACGTTTGTATTTACTGACCACTCAGATTCAATTCTGTCACCAAGAACTAGTTCAGTGTTGATGCCGTTAGTATATGATGCCGCGTTTCCAGATTCACCATAAAGATGATCGGCACGATGATTATAGTTACCACCATAAAGGTCATAGGTAGTTGAATCATAAGTTGCAGCATCGGCCGTGGTTGTTGCAGTTGGTGAATAGAAAATAACGTCGGGATACTCAACAAACGTATATGTTCTCACTGCTGTTGGAACAGACTCAAATACCAGCACTTCATTATCTAAAAGTGTTTGTGCAGTGGACAAGGTAATCGTTGACTGATCTATAACAGAGGTGACTGTAATTGTTGTGGCGAGAGAAATACTGTTTGACCGCACAACCATCCCTATAGCAATATCATCTCCAGCATTCCCATCCAGTGATACTGTTGTTGAATTAAATGTTGCGCCATTGACAGAGGCAGATGATTTTAAAACAGTAACTTGTTGTGCTGCATAATTTGTTAAATAGAGTGGGTAATAGTAACCCACTGTACTACCATATATTCTATCAGTTCCCAATACTGCATAAGGTGGTTCATCAGAGAATGTAGCGTCTTCAAGTTGAAAATTAAACAGGTCTATGAAAGTATTTGTACCCGCTTCCTGTGTGATAATATCCCCGTCAGTCTCATCAACAATATTACCATGAATAACAGTAACCTCGGCCTGTGCATTATGCACCAACCCAGATTCAGAGCTGTTATCTGCAAAAACTACAAGATCACCTATTTCATAATTCGTCCCTGCATCATCAAGTACAACACCTGAGACTGAACCCGTTTCAACTTTATCAACACTGGCGGTAATATCACCACTACCAATTGCAACAGAAGTATCAAGGTCAAGATCATCACCAGAGATGTATAGTGTTCCATCATTTGTGGTTGATACAGTTGAAAGTAATTGCTGAATAACAAAATTATATCTTACATCGTCTGTTGAAGATGTACCATAAATAGTTTCCCCAGTTGTAAAGGTTCCAACCAAGCTTGAAATTTGAAATTCAATATATGAGATACCACCCGAAACGGCAAAGGTTGTTGAACTTTCAACAAGAGCAGTTGCTGGGGGGAACTGGCCGGTGCCTGTAATTGATTGGCCAATAAGGTCATCTGCAACAACATTACCAGAAGTAGAACAACGAATAACAGTGGGTTTATCCCAATCTGCTGCTGATGATTTCAACATATACTGGTTTGGATAAAATACTTCTGCATCTTCATCCAGAAGGATTTTCATAAAGAGTTTAGCACCCTCCTTGGTTCCCTTCCGTCGATATAACTCACGAATATGTTTTTCTAAATTTCTCTTATTGATTCCATTTGCGAGATTGGTAGGTATTCCTTGCATAAATGATTTGCGAAATTCTTCAATAAAGTCATAGATGGTGTTATCAATATCAGCATACGCTAACAGCTGTTGAATGTTTTGAACGGGGTTTGCACGATATCGGGTGACTGTTCCAGATGCGCCAGAGGTTCCACCAGTTACAGTCTCACCAGTCTCAAACAATTGTTGTGAGGATATAAACAATCTTGGTGTTGCATCACCAAGGTCTTCAACAAGAACAGTTGCAGTTGCATAAGACGTACCACCAGTAATAGTTTCACCAGCAACAAACTTACCTGTGGAACCAGAACCAGCTTCCGTAACAATTAGAGTTCCGTCTTCATTAAGAAGGTTGGTATCAGTCTCAATTTCCAAGAGGATGTTGTCAATATTGACTGTTAACTGAAGTTCAGCAGATTCAAGAAACTGGTAATAGTGTTTTAGAAATATAGAAAACTGTGGGTGATCTTCAGCAATGAAGTCAGGTAGCTGTCCATCAATTTGAGTACTGAGTTTATTCTCTAGTTCTGGGGTCCAATTTAAATCAAAGGGGGCCATAATTAATAACTCGACGGGGCAACATAATTAGTGTTTGTAACATAACCAGTTGAACCTCCAGAATTGTTGACTGCAATCGTATCTTGTCCTCCTGCAATTGTCGTATTCACAAGATCAATTTCAACAATCTGATTTCTCTGACCCACAATATCGTTAGAAGATGGTGTTGCAGTTAACCGTATAGCAGAGGATGTACTATTATCAACATTAGATACAGTTGTTATATAAATTGGATTGACTGAAACTAAACCTGATGTATAATTTATAGTCCCAGCAGTTGAGGAATAATATGTTCGTACACCATTAACCAAATAGTAGATGCGAAGGTTCCCTGCGCCATCATCATCAAAGAACATCTCATTTGTATTATCCTGTATATAGAAACCCGTTGATGCAACGATACCACCTGATGAAGAATTGTGACCAGAGTGTGGATTGTATAGTGCGTTTCCAAAGGGGACATTGAAAGAAAATGAACCAGACGTACTTGGTGTATAAAGTGAAGCAAGAGATACTGTAGTAGTATTGTTTAATATTGAAATATCACTAGCATCAATCAATGCAGCAAATTGCGAGTGTCTAAAAACAGAGTTGAATATTTTCAAGTAATCATTATTATAGTTTGTAGCCGTGTTGGTCACAATTGTTTCCAAGGACTCTTTACTGCTGGTTGTTGCGTTACTATCATATTTAAAGTTAATGCTAAGAATAAGATTTAGAACTTCTGGGTCTACGATGACAGGAGTGATTGACGCAACCGTATAGGGAGACAGTCCTGTAACCAACTGTGATTTCTGAACCTCATTCAGATTCAATCCCGTTGTTGATTTGACACTAATGAATACCTTGCCATATTCTGCAACTTCTGATACACCAGTGACACCATTGTAGGAACCATTCTCTCCACCCCAAACAGAAACCGTTTGAGTGTTTGCAAAGAGTTGTTTGACATAAGTTTTGTAATCTTCTGTTGTGACACATCGTCCTTGTGATGCATAGTCTAGGGGTGCGTTATATTTGATAGACTCCATAGACTCTGGTTCAGAACCACCGGCAGCATTGGACACTGTTCTAATATTGATACTGCTGACAGTATCAATTGCAGCTGAGCTGGCAAAGACTGCTGCACTATTTGCAGCACCCTTATTGGTAACAACATAATTCATTATGACAATATTACCATCCTCTAATGCACTACCTAAAACACCATCACCGAAATATATTTCATACTTACCATCCTCAACTTCTTGTAGGAAATAAACATTAGAGGTAGAAGTTAGTGCAGCAATGTCTGTTGCTAAAGTATATGCAGTTGTTGTACTATCTGATGCAGAGTTTTGTGCCGTAACGGAAAGAGTTGTTGTATCTACTCTAGTATTGTTAATAAGAAATCTCTGCTCAACATTCTGAGTATCAGCAGTGTATCTACTTGAAACATAACTGCCTTCAGATATTGATACGTCACTGAATAGAATGTAAGACCCACTATTAGTCGAAGTCACATCCTCTACAGTTACGAATTGATAGGATGTATCACCAACACTAGATGTGAAGACTGTACCCGCAGGCATAGTTGCACTGGTGTTGGATGTATTCAGAAAGACATCAATAGTTGCTTTTGCAGCTGTAGCAGAACGAGTGGTGTATCCCAAAGTCTTTGCATGTGAAACTACACTCGACCTCAACTGTGAGGAGTCAAGGAACATTTCGTTTGCAAGCATGTTCGCATTGAAACCAAGATAGTGAGTATTGTATGCGAGAACATCAAGGAGCGCACTAAGGCCAGAACCTTCGAAGTCATAGTCCGTGAACTCTGTCTGATTTCGCATAAAGACTTTTAGATTATCTTTAACCTCATCAAAGTCAAATTCTGTTACGCTGAGTCTTTTTCTAGTTGCTGCCATTATCGTAATCTCTCTAATAGAACTTCCATATTCACAAGTTCTGTGGGTGCATTAACAACATAAAACTCAATGGTTACATTATATGCGTTGTTATCAAGATTGGGTGTAGCTCGAACTCCAACGAGTCTAGCCCTCGGTTCAAAGTTATCAATCACCTCTTCAATCTTCATAGTCAGGATATATGCCGTGATCGGAGTCATAGGCTCAAACAAAATATCTCTGACCCCAGAACCAATCTCTGGGTGAAAGGGTTTCTCATAGAAATTTGTTAGTACAAGATTTCTTATAGACCTCTTGACTGCTGTGAAGTCAGTAATTTTCGAAACATCCTTTGACCCAATCTTAGGACCAAAGAATAAATCAATATCAGAATACAACTGAGCTGCACGATCTTGACCTTGATATGTACCGTCAGTGTATGCGTCCTTTGCAGCCATGAGTATTCCTTTTTATTATATTTATACACTCTCTGCGGTGTTTTGTTTCATCATATAAGGTTTATTAAATCTCCAAACGTCTTTTGCATTGACACGAATGAATCGTTTGTTTGTTTCATTTGGGTTTGAGTTAGGAATAGTCACCATGACATTCTTACCCTTCTTAAATGCAGCAATTTGATTTTTCATTCTTGCAAGATCATTGTTCATATAATCTCTACGAAGAGACTTAATCACATCCTTATTGACGTTGTTGCGTTCACCCTTTGATGATTCTGTTTCTCTTGACTTTTTCTTTCCCATAATATAACTCCTCTAGGTTTGTTTGTATTTATGTCTTTACGTCAGCATTATAATTATCAAGGTAAATGTATGTAATCCGCGCCGCGTATCCTTTAAATTTTTTATTGCGAGTCTTGTCCGTATTTAAATACGTTGTCCTAAAAGCTTTGTTTCGAAAATTCTCAATTACTAATTTTGAAGAATTAAACTTATATGCAGCAACACTAGTAATATTGCCAGGATGATTCCCTTTAGGTTTTACTTCTGAGTATAGAACAGTAGCACTTTTGTCTTGGCCAAACGTGCTGGGGGATAGGCCTGCTGCATCATTTCCACCATCTACAATTGTTGCCATATGTGGTCCGTTAGGCTCCGCGTAGTATGGTGGTCGTTTTTCTCGATACCACATTATCCTTACCAATTGAAATTCTTCTTTATCCACAAACTTCTTGCCCAAATAGATGTCAGAGTCATCTGGTTCTACAAGATCAATATTACCATCAGGGGGAAAGACCACAACATTCCTGACATCTACAGGCTGATGTTTTAATTTTTTGATTTTTATTGAATCCCCAGAAATTTCCAATTGATTGAATGGAATGTACTCAGTAATATTTTTTCTCTTATTCACATGACCATCTGACTTCGGGGATGCAACATTAGAAGGACTGCCAGCTGGGGTCACCGTCACAACAGTTTTTTCAACAGATATTGTTTCTGTTTCTGTTGCAACCTTCATGGCACCTGAATCTGATGTTGGTGGAATTTCGTCAACCTTATACGCTTCTGTCTTTTCTTTGTTCTCTATAACCTTTGTCTCAACACTTTCATTTTGTTTTACCACAGATGCATCTTCTGTAATTGCTGCAACAGATGCTTGTTTTACTGCCGGGGGTTTCTCTACTGCTGGTTCAGTGCTACCTGAGTCCTTTTCAAGATTTGGAACAACGCTACATATGAGGTCACTTGCTAAAGCAGATGCAGAAACAAGAGTCTCTAGAGTCAGACCTTTAGATTCAATATCACTCTTAAACTCTAAACCAATTTTTGCAAGTGCAACCGCGTAACCTACACTGCCCGGAACCTGAGACAAAAGACTTGTTATCTCTGCTTGCAAGTTTAACTTGGGTAGAGTTGGTATCTCAATAGACTGAAGTTTATCCTTCAATCCAGCAAGTTCGTTCTGTGCCACGTCAAACGCAGCTGCAGCAGTAGAAGCGGCTTCATCAAGTTTTGCCGTTGCATCTGCCTTTGCATCACTAAGTTTGCTCAGAACGTCATTTAGTTCTAGACTAGCACCACATAAATTTGGAACTGAAAAATCAACCATACTAGTCTCCTACTCTATCCTTAATTTGGGGTGCTTGTTTCAGCACCAGACACACCAGCTGGGTCTGTATGAGTGTGTTGTGTAAGAGTGATTGCTCTAGCAGTGACTTCACTCTCTTCATGTTCCATTGTAATTAATCCCTTACCTGTGATTGTGTCAGTAAGTGTTCCGGCCACGGTTCTAACTGCGTTCGTTCCAACGATTTGACTCAAAGTATTCTTAGATTCGATTGTCATTAAAGCATCCTGAGCTGGATTCGATGGAGAATCAGCGTTCTCCATCACGATTGTTATATCCGCAGCTGATTTTATGTTCAATGTGTCACCAGACTTTATAGACATGATACCTGATATAGTTGTCTGTGATATATTAGTTTTTGCGAGGACGGTGTAATTAGAACCCGTTGTCATAAAGATACCGTCACCCCCCTCGTTTGAACCCATCGTCTTGCCCGTGACATCTAAATCATATCCGCCACCCACAATTTGAATTTTAGATTTCTC